GGGCCGCTAGGTTGGGTATTAACCCGTCTACAGCCATTACTGCTGTTAAGCCTTCAGGTACTGTTAGTCAGTTGGTCGACAGTGCTAGTGGTATCCACCCTCGCTATAGCTCTCAGTACATTCGCAGAGTTAGGGCTGACAGTCGTGACCCACTTTGTACCGTCCTAGAGGCCGCAGGAGTCCCTGTGGAGGACGATGTAATGTCCCCCAGTACACGGGTATTTAGCTTCCCTATCGCGTCTCCTGAGGGCGCTGTGACAGCCTCAGACATGGGTGCTATGGAGCAGTTAGAACTGTGGGAGATATATCAGGATGAGTGGTGTGAGCACAAGCCGTCCATGACTTGCTACTACCGGGACGATGAGTTTCTTGAGGTGGGCCAGTGGTTGTACAACAAGTTCGACAAGGTTAGTGGTGTCAGCTTCCTGCCGTACTCAGACCACACGTACCAGCAAGCGCCGTACGAACCTGTGGACAAGAAGGTGTACAGACAGCTTGCTAAAGACTTTCCTAAGGAAATATCGTGGGACATAGAGGAGGCCAGCGACATGACTGAAGGATCACAACAACTAGCTTGCACAGGCAATAACTGTGAGTTATGACATAAACAGTATAGAATAACCTTCAGACTTACCTACGTCCTCTGGCTTGTCTTTCGGGTCATGGGACGTAGGTATTCCTTCCTTCTGCATCATCTGAATGCGGTCCTTTGACTTCTGACACATAGAGTGGTAATCAATCGACGTGTACGACACGCTGTGGTTATCGTTGTTGTTCTTGGTCTTCACGTAAAGCTCCTCCTGTTAGCATACCAACCGTAGCTACGTTTTTGCCTACGTTGATGTAGTCCTGTAAGTTTGCCTTGCCTTTGTAGTCACGCATGACTCTTGCTTGGTACTGTACGTTGCTTTCGCCTTTTTGCTTGGGCATACCTGTTATTTCTTCTATACGAGCAACGCTTTCTTCAGGCCTTGCAACTCCCTTTTTCTCTGGTGATTTGGTTCCAGCCTTAAACGAATAAATAGGAGTAACGTTTAACAGTGCGTTTCCTCCGGGTGGTTTCATACCCATCAAATCGTGACCGTCAGAGATCATTGTGTATATCGTATCGTTTTTAGTATCAATCGCGCCTACAATGTTGACCCCACCCAAGTCTTGCACTGAAGATGCGTAAGATTCTTGAAAGGCGTAGATCCCATCTCCCTTGTCGTTTAAGGTTGCTTTCGGTGCAGCGTCAAAGTAGTCCAACACCTGTTGTTGTTTTTCGTTTATCTTTTGGCCTTTTTGCTCACGTACCTTTAGACGCCAGTATCTGTTAAGCAAGATTGATCTAGGCTCATCAGGAAGCTCTCCTTCTCTAACCGCAAGGCGTAGTTTATCTGCGTGTGCGTGTTTAGCCACCGAAAGAAACTGAGTGTAAAACTCAAGAGGATCAGCATTAGGTAGAGCCTCTTTTGCAGACCCCATTATTCGGGAACTAGCTAGAGAAGAAATACTTGCTGGGGATGTTGCCTTTGCTACTCCTGTTGCTTCTCCTTGTAGCGCCTCTCCTGTTTCTGGCCTACGTATAACCAATGATGTTTGTCCCGGATCACTAGATGCTCCGTGAGCTTTTACCATGTGGTTAGTAAACGTATCGACAACAATATCTGGTGTATCGGGCGTGTAAGACGTTAGCCCTTCTTTTACACGGTCTATATTGCTTACGTCTGTCCAATCTTGCGCGTACCGCTGTACTTCTACCGTATTACCCACAACAGTATCCAGAGGAGCAGAGGTTTCTCTACGCCGCTGTGCTTCCATAAAGGAGCTTGCCATTGCGTTGCCCCTTTGAATGTTCATCGTGTCTCGTGAACCGCCAGTTTCTCCGTATTCTCGTACTCTGGCGTCTCCTGTTCCAATAACTCTACGTCTTTCCTGCCCTGCTGGAGTAAAGCCTTGTTTTATAGCCGTGGGTATGTTAGGGCCAGCTACTCTAGCTGTTGCCATTACTTTATTTAGTGGGTTTGGTGAATCGTAAAACCCCGGTTGACTTGTGGGGGTGTTGTCAGCCACGGCCTTTAGAGATTCCCTAAGAGCACGAGGAGCCGCCTGCATTAAACCTATGTCCATCATAGCGCTAGTGCTGGCAGCAGCCCTTGGGTTCTGCTGTGCAAGCTGCATGGCTTGTTGTCCAACCCCAGTGTCCATAATTCGCTCTGTTACACCAAAATTAGGCATAACAGAAGTAAACAGCCCTGTCACCGGAGACATGAGCTTGTTAAAACCACCGGCAGTGTTTAACGCAGTGCTCGTCAAAAAGTTCTTAGCGGCTTCTCCGTACTGCCCCTGCTGCAAGTTAGGGATTACTTTGTCTCCGTATTCCCTGCCTTGTTGTGTTTGTGCAGTAGCATCTGCAAACGCTTCAACTATGTTTCTGCCCAGAGGAACAGTGAAGTCTCCGCTTGCCTCTGCCATAGCAGTATCAAAGTCTTCTGACCTTGCCATTTCTCTAGCAATAGCGTCTGTTACCCAACTCATGTTATGGTCCTGAAGTAGCCGCTGATTTTAACGGGGGTCGTCTTTCTTTGCTTTCTTGTTCAGCATCTTCCATGTAGCCCCTGTAAATGTTTATAATCGCCGCTCTATCCAAACGCAACTGTTTTATCATCTCTGGGTCTTTGGCTACTTTTAGTGCCTTATCAATGCCCTCTACAGTAAGCCGCAGTTCTTTCTGATAATAGCCCTTTGACAACACTGCTTTGCCTGCTTTGTAGCCCCAGACAGGAATGTACAGTCCAGCCATCATAGCCGCAATTTTTGGAGCACCTATTGCATTTATAGTGGCTGCTTGAGCTAACGGCGTTGAAGGAAGAGTCATGTTCAGAGCCGCCATGTTTTGACGAACCCTAGCCATAACCGTGCTGCCCTCAGGGTACTTAGCGTTAATAGTTTCCAGAGCTTGAATAAGATGAGACTGTTCTCGCAACAACTGCCTCGTGTTGGACGTAGTTGCTTTTCGGCTCAAGGGTGACGTAGGAACTGCTTCAAACGCATCAAAGTCTATAGAGTCGTTCATTACGTTACGTATTATGTCGTAAATCTCAACCCTAGCAGTAGCTTTCTTTTTGCCCTCTGCTTTTTTAAAACTGTCCTGACCAAATTTTGTTCTTCTAAAGTCATCAATAGCTCGTCTAGCTTTTAGTATTTCAGCAGGAGTATTACCAAACTGAGACAACGTTACTTGAAGCTGACTCAGAGCTTCTCGTAATTGTTTATTGGTAATGCCAAGCCCCGGAAATTTATTTCGGTACGCTATAAGCCTAGCTTTAGCTGACTCTAAAATTCTTTCTTTTGGTATTTCAACTTGTACGTTTGCTAGTGCTTTTTGTAGCCTAGTTTCTAATGTATCAATAGCAGTCTGTAAGTCTTGTGCGTTTGTCCTATCTGTGCGCGTTGGATCAACTCGTGTGTATTTAGCTACCGTTTCAACTTGATCTATTTCAGCCTGAGTCAACACAGTTTGTTGGGTACGAAACGGCCCTTGTGGTGCAGTTGTTTGTTGGTTTGCTTGAGACGGTGTTTTGCTAGGCGCTATAACCTTCCAAATACCTCTTTGTCGTCCTGACAAACGGTTTACCTGCCGTGTTTTAGGATCAACAAAAGCAGGGTTAGGAGTTCCTTCTGGTGTTCTAGCTATAGGTTTAGCGTTTGGTCCTCTCCTGAACCAAGGTACAATGTTAAAAACACTTTCGACAACCAAAGCAAAATCAGGGTGATTATCTTTAAACTCAAACCAACTGTCTTCTCCCATTATTAAAGCCTGTTGTGCTTGTTTTCCAAGCGGGTGCTCATAAAACGCCTGCATACCGTCACGCATAGCCTGTGCTGCCGACTCTTCTACTGAGTCAGGTATGGCGTAACTCCAGCCATCTAAAGCTAAATTAAAAAGCTCGCCACTAGCGTCCCAACCAAATCCAAAAGCCTGACCTACAACGCCAGTTGCCTGTACTGAAGTAGGCAAACCTTCTGCAAACTCTCCCCGTTCCAGTACTATGTCAGACGCTTTTTGAAACCTTTGTGTTGCCGATTCTGATAACCGTTGTCCCGCCCTTTCAAGAGGCGTACTTGTGTCAGGCATGATTGGCCTTGGTGGGGTAGGCTTAGGCGTCTGCTGGTAAATTTTCTTCAGGTTTTCAGCGTCTTCTTTAGTAATTTTTGTGGCAGTAAAACGTGGACCGCTGTTGCTTGCGCCCGGAACAGGAGTTGCTACTGCTCGCATTTCTTCAGCTTCTTCCGGTGTTAGTTTTCTTGATTGCATTCTAAGCAAGCCTCACTTTTGTACAATATGATATACGTCTTTTAGCCCTTTGTCGTCTGCAGGCATAGTAATTATGTAACTTCCGTCTGGATTTGCTTCTACTTCGCCACCAAAGTCTTCCCTCCAAAAGTCAACAAAGTTTCCGTCTGTCCAATTTGTGTCTTGTAGCCACTCTTCAGTTGGGATATTGTTTTTGCCAAGTTGGTCTACTAGCCTAGCTTTAGTAATTAGTGAGTTGTAATAACCCCGAATTTTCTTCAAAGACCTAATTATTTCTTGTGGATCTCTAAGAGTATCCAAGCTGGCTATTGTAGACTGAAGCAACGCATTTTCAATGTTAGAAACCTGACCTAAAGTAGACCCTGCCGCTTTAATTGACAGAAGTTGGTCAAAGCCTACGTTTGCTTTAATTGAAGAAACCATTGCTTCTAAGTTTCTTGCTTCAGAACCGGGAATAAATTTAAGCAGTTGAGCAAAACCACCAACGCCGTCCCAAGCATTTAACACTCCTTGATCTATTTTATCTATGTTATCTTCAATAAAAGCAATAGTTTCGTTGACAGTAGTTCTAGTCATACGGGCTTTAGCTAACCTGCTTCCTTCCGCCTCTAGTGCTGCTTGCGCTTTTAAAGCAGACTCCCGTGTTTCATGCGTAGAAACAACCCTTGATGTTTTGGTGTTTGGGTTTATTTCTAAAACAGTTATTAAACCTTCTTCGTCTACTTTTGTTTCGTAGATAAGATCTTTAGCGGCTGGCATTGCGTCCTCAATAACAGTAGAAGTCGCCCCGTCCGGTCCCATAGTCGTTTCTACCAGTCTTTCGTCTTCGGACAATGCGGTTATTTCTCGTTTAGGACTTCCCTTGAGATAAGCGTCTTCAAAGGCTTCTCCTGTTGGGTCTAGCTGCTGTATTTGCCTACGCAGAGCCACTACTCTAGAATCGTTACGGGGTGTTCCTGCTCGTGCAGCAGCAGTAACTTGTGTTTTAAAAACACCCAACCTGCGTTGATCTTCTGTTTGGCTTTGTGCAATACGGGCGTTAGCAATAGTTATAAACCGTTCGCCCATTTTTTGTTGGGCAGGGTCATTACTTAACAACATATTTTGACCTTGAGCAAGAAGACCCGCCGGGTTATTTTCGTATTGAGCTAACGTTTCTCTAGCTTGTTGTGACGCAAGTTCAGCTTCTCGTTCATCGGCTCGTTTTTGAAGCCTACTGGCTGCGTCCAGTGCTGTAGCACCTATAGTCCTACCAAAGTCTGCGTAAGCTCTGCCGATTGTTTGTCCGGGGGACATACCGCCCCCAGTAAACATAGACCCAATAGGATTGTTTCTTCTATTAAACAGTGACATTATTTAATCCTCTATTAACTAAACGCTTTTTTAATGTTTGCAACAGCGTCTAGTGTACCGGGAACTGCTGCGGTAAGGCCACTAAGCAGACCACCTGCACCGGTAAACATACCAGCGTACAGATCAGCAAGTCCTTGAGCTTGTCCGATAGTTCCCTGTAGGTTTGCAAGATCAGTCGAGTAATCAAACTCACCCTGTTGTCGTCTAGCTACGTCTTCAAGACTAGCAATGTTCAACGCAGGAGTCAAGGTAGAAAGCATAGCTGTTTGAGGCACGTAGGCCTGCTGTAAGAACTGTTGGCTTAGGCCTGCTTGTTGCATCTGTTCTGCTCTTGCCTGTTCTATAGCCGCCAGAGACGCCCTAGCTTGTGCTTCTTCTTGTGCTCGTGCTAACGCAAGTTGCTCCGGAGTACCACCAAACATAGAAGTTTGTACCCCTAAACGGCCTTGATTAAACAAACGTTCTTCTAACGCAAGGCGTTGATTTTCTTCTTCGCCCAACTGCGTAGCCCGGATAGCGTTGTAAATATCCTGCTCTCTTGCTGCCCTGTCGCCAACTGATTCAGTAAGCATTGACTGAGATTGAGCTAACAGGTCATCCTGCAACGCCAACTCTGTTGGGTCTAGCGTAAGTTGAGTTGCCAATTGTCCCGTAACAGGATCACGAGTAACCCCGGTTTGCGCTCCGGTTGGCCCTGTAACAGTAAACGGCTGAAACGTAATGTCAGGAGACGTTAGCTGAGTTAAATCATCTGTATAGATGCTTTTTACTTCTTGAGGAATGTTGCCGTATAAATCTTCAGCGATTCCTCCCAGAAGGCTTGAAAGAATACCCATTACTCTGTACTCCTTGAATTATACTTATTCATAATGTTTTACCTATAAGCGCTAATACATTCATTTCCTGTAGGGATATAGAGTTGCCGTTTACTTCTGTTTGTAGTCCTACAGAAATTACAGAGCCGTTCCCTGTACAGTTTAAAGACTTGCGGCTAATCAAGTCACCCAAACTAAACTCTACTTGAGTGTACTCTGATTCTCCGTAAAAACCCGGAGTAGACGTGCCTACCCTAAAGCGTGACGTATTCGCCTGAACTGAAAAGTCGTACGTCCAACTAAGAACAATGTCTGAACCGTTGCCGCCAACAATAGTAGGTCTAATTTTTTTAAGTAACTTTAGTTTGGACGCATCACCAAACGTAAGGCCGGGACTAGAGTAGCGAAACACGTAAGAAGAGTTGTTGTCATCGTACCCACTGTATTTGCCTATTCCATCTGTAGTTCCTATGTAAACATCGCCGTTGCGATCCCTAGCAAAACTTTTAAAGTCAACACTAGGCCACTTGGTTACACGGTACGATCCGTTTTCAAGTCGTCCTCTAAGATCAAAGCAGTAAATAAGGTTGCTATCTGGCAAGCCTAGTAGATAAAAGTAGTTTTCAGGGCTGTAGACGCTAGTGGCTGGGCTGGTTTTAGCCGCTAGCTTAGCAATTAAGTCTTGTTTTACGTTACGGCTAAGGTCAGAAATCGGCAGAGACTTTTCTTGTATTGTCCTACCTAGACTGCGCAGGCCGTCATCACTTAAAAACAGCAAGTCAGTACCAATGTTTTGTACTGTTTTGCGGTCTATGCAACCAACTCCAGATATAGTATCTTGAATTGACATACTAGAAGGGCTATCAGCGCCTCCATAGACAATTATACTGTGCTCCCCAAACACAACAAGAAAGTCATTATGTGCAGCCAAAGCAACGATCTTGTCAGCACCATCAGGCCAAGCCTTTGCTACATCAATGTTGCCGCTAGACCCGCCCGAAAAGGCATTGCCATCTAACAGATCAGACCAGTAAATAATAGTGTCATTACTAGCATTACCTGCAATAAACAATCTACCAAACGCTGCAACAACTTCATTTGCCTTAAACGTAGCGTTTGTTGCACCGCCGTTGGCTACCGTAAATGTTCTTAGCCCGTTGCTATTATCGTGAACCAACGGATCATAACCACGCTGGAAGAAATAAGCCTTATCGTTAAAGTTTACAATCTTCCAATCATTAGCCGTGATTGTGTATGAGCCGG